TGGTAGCATTTGTGGATGCTGGGTAGTTTCCGATATATGTCCACGTATCGCTTTTCGTATTCCTGTAATTCACGACTACGTTTGTCACTTTACCGTCGCGCGGTAATTGCCACGATACGGCTATGCGAGAATACATAATACCGTTTGCGACGTATACGTCGCTCACGAGTCCGATATCTTGGATGTCAGAGGCGCTGTGATTAGCGTAATTGATTGTTGGGATGTGCCCGTCATCTGCAGCGTACAATTCAGGATAGTATTCCATACATTGGATTTTGCGAGTCATTTCGGAGTGACCTTCCGTAATGGCAAGAACTCTAAACGGTTTGGCCGCTTTTGAAATCTCACCAAACGCATATATGCAGTCCTTTTGTACCGGTATGGTTTCGCTAACGATAACATTCGAGCCTGATACATTAACGACGTTATACGTTGATACTGCATCAGTCGTATTGCTACGCACTAATAACTGGTACTGCTTTCCTGGTTGAGTTGTGACTTCCTTATCAAGAGTAATCGTTTGTCCATTAACAGCAACTACTCGGCCGCCTTCGCCCCATTCAGGGACGTCATGTTGCACGAGGATAATGTCGCCTACTGTACAAGCGATTGCATCTGTAAAAGCCTCAAACGTAACAGTACGAATTTCGTACTTGTTACATCTGAGATAGTGCTTACCGTGTCGATATGCCTGTTCCAGGCTAGTACAACCCATGAGCTCGATTTGAGCAGGATTAGTGAGTGAGTTAGATTCGTCGTATGTATCACCGTACACCGGAATCACATCACGTTCATAATCCTTATCCTTGTTAATAAAGGATAGTTCAATCGAATTAGCCCTAGCCTCTACGCCTTGGAATTCTTCGGTAAAACTACCATATTTGATATTGGCCACAGTGAATAATTGTACTGGCGAGGATTGGTAATCACTCACGCAGGTGAACCGTGTTCCTGCAGGAATAACTTTGCCTCGTCCTACTACTTCAGGATATTTGAGGGCATCCCATAGGCGAGTAGCTGTATCAAAGATATAGTTAAACGTGAATTTATTTAACGTGCACTTTTCAGCCCACGCATTAAATGCATCATAATCGATACGGCCATATGGTTGGCCGAACACTACATATTCACTGCCAATCTTACGACAAATATGCAAGAGGTCATAGGCAGCCCATGCAGGATTATCAGCAGGCTTATCTTCGTATCGGTTAGTGTACGGATTAAACACCCATACTTTGTCACGTTCCTGAATCCAGGACACATCTGGATCAGAACCACTGAGTTGAGATGTGGCCAAAGCCTTAATCCCTATAAGCGCCTTACCTGGATGCACGAAATCGTCATATATAATTTGAGTAAGCTGTGTCCAGTACACTTTATTAACGTGACGTAAGCTTGTGCCGTCTTTGGCCGAGCAGCGCATGCGAACTTCATATTTTGCCTTTTCAAGATTATCAAATCTGAACACTCTATAAAATGCGGAGTTCGTAGCTTCCCTTATATACCCTGTGTAATTCGAGTTAGCAATCTTCTTATTATCTCTATCAACGAAAAACCACCGCTTAGGCTCTTTTTTCACATGAGAAGAAAGACCTTTATTATTAGATAAAGGCAAAGACTGCCATTCCTGCGTACCTACCTTACGAATTTCAGCGTCTACGGTGACAAAGGTTTTGTCCATTCCGCCACTGTCATTAGAGTAGTATAGGCCGTTAGGAAATCCGATTGTTAGCTCAATGGCATCGCAAGCGTCACCCTGTACCTGCTGTACACTCCACTCGTTTTTGAGTTCATAATTTAAACCCTGGTCAGCGAAGTTATCATTGAAGTTAGGAATTACAGTTTGATCATTTGTACCGAGTCTGATATCAACTTGTACATCTTTATAGTTAGAGATTGGGTTAGAATTGATACGAATATCCTCAATCTTAGATAGCTCGCCCTCTCCTGCGCAATACAGTAAGTTGAGGTACTGCTTCTCGCCGTCACTAATTACATGGCGAGATAGCAGCATACCTGCCGACTTCATGCGACCATAGGTTACAGCTAGCGGATAGCCTTGACCGGTTACAGTTTTAGTGCCACCCCATCCGTAAGTGGTAGACTGCTCAGAATTAGAGCGGTCTACCTTAGGCGCTGTTAATTTAGATATAACAGCGTTACCAATCATACCTATCGCCATTGATAAGACTGTTCGCCAGATTAGGCTTTGGATGCCAAATATAGCACCGGAAGCAATACCACCTGTAAATACTGCCATACCTATCGAAAGTAATACTCCAAAAAATTTACCTTCAATTTTAGGCATAGCTACGATGTAGTCATCATCATTAACAGGCGTATCCGCTGTTACCTCATGGCCATTAATCGAGTACGCCCATTCACCTGGCGCCTTATGATAATGGCTTACCGGTTTACCTTTCTTAAAAGGCATATATTGAGTTTCATGTTGTTCCGGTTTAAACGGATTCTTGACGATGATTACATTAACCATTCGTGTCTCCTTTCCACTTATATATATGCCTTAATCGAGGCACGTATTTCGAGATGTGTTCAATACATACTCCCGATTTTTGCGTTGCATGGATAAAATTTCCGCCCCCTATATAAACCCCTACATGATCGAGTTCCGAGCCGTACAGCGCAAATACGAGGACGTTCATTTCACCAGGCTCTCGGATTTCTTGCCAATCGCCCATTTTTACATCGGTATAATTGGGTAATTCGATTCCGGAGCGCCTGTATACCTCGATTACTAAGTCCCAACATTTCATCTGTTCAAAAGGCGTGCCTAGTAAATCAGTAAAATCATTTGTTGGATGCATACAAACCTCCCTGCGGGATTGTAGGTTCACCGCCGAACCTTGTACTATTGCCAAGCTCTCGGCATCGTGCCAGTGTCTTATTGCACTCACCAGCGTCGCCTGTATATCCGCATTGAACACCTTTAAATTTGAACGGACAGAAATCCTTCATTACACGAATTAGAGGAAACCGTCGGTTAAAGCTGAAGTCTGTTCCGAGCGTAAACTCCATCCATTCAGCATTAGCCTGCGCACCTGTAATTACAAAATGCTCCTCTAATTCGCATACATCTGGAATTGAAGTATTTACGATTCGAATGATTACATCCGCACCGGTAAAGCCTTTGTTGGTCTCGGCCATACGTTGGATAGTCCGAGTTACATTGGACACCGATAATTTCACGTTTGGCAAGTCTGTTTGGTTCTTATTTACATCTGCTAAATGGAAAGGAAAGGCTATATATGTATTCCCCTTAAATTGGATATTTTCCGTATTATTGACGAGCCTAACCGTTTCATTGTTGTAAGTGATATCTAACAACATGAGCCACACTCCGGTAGCGCTGATTTGGTTTTTCTCTAAAATCGATGCCGTTGAGAGCGGTAACATGTTATACCTCCTGTAATTTCACGGTTCCCATCCACACTCCGTAGTCATTCGCCGCAAAGTCTAACTGATCAGCAAATCGTACATTTAGTGTTTCCTGTGTTTCCGGATGAACCCAATCGAATATACCGGAGCAGTTGACTTCATCGAAGAATGACCGAAGTTTATAGTAATCAGCTGTTGGCAACTTGTACCCTACGGAATATGTCCGCCGGGTCTTTGTCGTCTTCTTCCTGGTGATTAGCGTCATGTTTTCAACTTGGCCTTTATACGAAATATCTGGAGTAGTCTCCTGAATTGGATATATCGGCCATCGAATATCTGGAAATACTGCCATAGTTATACTGCGGATGCCTTGATGGCGTCACGCATACCTCCTTTGTTTGATTCCATAGCACGAACTACTACATCGATAACATAATTCTCACCATCAAACCGAGAGTTCTGTTGCTTGCTTTCGAGTTCTTGGCCAGACTGATTAACAATGTTAACAACTACGTTGTTGCTTGTAGCTCCGCCGCCCATTAATCTACGGGTTTCGCTTGCTGTGTAAATGCGGTGTGATCCGGAGGACTGCAATAGTTCCGGTCCGTTTTCACCAACTAGCATGAGTCCTGGATTTGTTTTTCCTCCAGCAGCGAATCGATTTCCTGTAAATGCAGAACTAAACGAACCACCACCAGCAAAGGACGATGTTCCTTTTGCAGCACCTAATGAACCGATACCGCTTACTGCTCTGCCAAATAGATCTTGTAACTTAGGCATGACATATTGCTGGAACGTTAACTGAATCATCATCTTAATAATGGCGTTCGTCATATCCTTGAATATGTCCTTAATGCCTTTACTAAATGATTTCGTTCCTGTTGCCATAGCTTCGAGATTATTTGTCCATGCTGAATTGATAGAGCTCATCGTACTGTCAAAAGTCGATTTAGCTAAATCAGCATAATTGGTAGTCTCTTGCTTATATTGGCGTGCGGCTTCTTGTAGGCTCGTTTTCAGACTGCGACCTGCAAGTTCCCATAGCTTTTGTTGAGACTCTAATAGGTTCTTTTCAATTTGCAGTCTTTGAGTAGCTGTTAACTGGGCCTCATTGACTTCACTCCGTGCATAGTCAATATAGGTCTTTAACTCTTCAGCAAGTAAGGCGTCCGCATCACTGCGAGATAATCGACCAAGAGTAACCATATTAGTTAAGTGGTCAACAGTTTCACTCGTTTGAGTGTATGCTAACTCTCTGATTTTCTGCTCAGTGTCAGATGCCAATTTTAAACGCTCTGCTTGAGCTTTCTTTTCAGCGAGTTCCTTATCGCCTACCGCTTTTGTGTACTCACGGACATTATCATCAATCTGCGCCTTTTGTGCTTCGGCTTCCGCTTTGAGTAATTGCAAACGGTCGCCTGTGCGTTCAAGATCAAGTTTCTTAATATCCTCGTTCATCTTGCGGACACGGATAGTTTGATTTCGTTGTGCCTCAGCTAATCGCTTTTGATACAGCTCTTCGTTCTTAGCTCTAACTTGGGCAGTTAGATTTGACTCAGCGAGCTTCTTAGCATTTGCTGCGCTACCTGCTGTGTCTGTAGAGGCGCTCGATGTAGCACCTGCTAATAAGCTAGTATCTACATAACCAGTAATAGCACCAAAATCACCCGATACGCTAGGCTTGCTAACAACACCTGTACTGGAATTAGCCCCAGTGTATCCGCCCTTGCCGTCAGAGATTACAATGTGATTATCGCCAAGGACTACGACGCCATCTCCGGCTTTAGGTGTATATCCATCGCCTGCATCATGCCATGCGCCAGCAGCTCTTGCTGCATCCATGATAGATGGAACATACCGAGGTACATCCTTACCAAATGCTTGAAGTACAGAGTCGGAGAATAGCTTGCCGCAATCTGTTGCCCATGTACCATCTGCACCTAACTCGTATGCCTTCCCTAGTTGTTCATTAGCTGCATCTAGCACACTCACGGCTTCGCCGGTAGCGCTTCCACCCAGTCCTGAAACGGAACGGATGATGTCACGGATATTCTTATTGTTGGATTCATACTGATTCTTAGCTGTTAACTTATCAATTTCGTATTGACTGCCGTCAATTTGTAAGCTTTGCAAGGTAAGTGATTGATACAAATCCGCCATGCGTTCCACAGCACTCGTCAACTTTTCAGCCGCTTGTTGTGCTTTCTTCGCCGCCTGCTCCTGTGCCTTAGCCGCTTTTGCAGCTTCCTCATTTGCTTTATTAATGGCTTCAGTGTTCGTTAACGCCCCGCCATTAGCAATCTCTTGCTTTGCTTTTTCAAGTTCTTCATCGGCTTTCTTTCTAGCCTCGTCTGCAGCTTCCTTTTCTTTAAGAGCTGCATCGATTCTAGCACCTTCCTCTTTGGTAGCCATGCGGTCATTTTTAATGAATCCGAATAAAGCTGAGTCTTCTATCCAATATCGAGAATCATGCGATTCACGGAACTTATCAGACATTCCTGCTGTCGAATTCGTATTCTTGTGAATACGTTTGCCGTCAACTTCTACATTTAGATAAGAACCTGCTGTTTTAGATGCATACGCTGCATCATATATGTTCTTAGCTGCAAGCCCTGCTACCGTAGCCAATGTTACCCAAGGACCTGCAGCAGCAATTGTAGCTAATCGCATAAATCCGAGTGCGCTGGTTAGTGATCTCATTACTATGATTACTGCCCCAGCTTCTGCACCGAATTTAACAATTCCGCCGATAGCTTCCTTTTGCTCAGCAGTCATTGACTCAAATTCCTTAGCTACGTCCAATACCTCTTTTGCGTAGTCATTAAACACAGGAACTAACTCATGGCCGATAGATACTGCAAGTCGTTTACCGGTATTTTCTAAATCTTTTAATTCCCGATTTAGCTTTGCGGATTTAGCTGCAGTCTCGTCGTCGATGATAAGACCCATCGCTTTTGCACGTTCAGCCACTTTGTCCATCTGTTCAGCAGACATGTTAAGCATGGCGTGCATTTGGTAGCCCGTACGGCCAAAGAGTTCCATTTCAACACGAGTCTTTTCAGCCCCATCCTTCATACCTCTTAGGCGTTCCTGTATCATCTTGAACACTTCAACGGTATTTTTACCTTGAATGTCTTCAAGCGTGTAGCCTAATTTACTAAATATGTCAGTACTAAGCTTTCCTTCTGCTCGTGCGACTTCCATTTTCTCTTTGGCCGCTCCGACATTTTTGGAGAACTTAGCAAAGGCACCAGCACTATCCTCCATAGCAACGCCCATATAATTAGCCACTGCTAATAATTCACTGGTTTCTTTTGCCGTAGCACCGGTAATTCCTGATAATTTCTTAACGGCTACATCCCATTGAATAGCCTCTTTGGCAAGTTTGGCACCGATGCCTACTACACCAACACCGGCACCTATCGCCATGAGGTCATTCTTCATTTTGCCAAGGGCGGATTTGGCGCCTTCAGCACTAGCTGTAATTTTCTTGAGTCCGGCTTCCGTATTCTTATCTGTCAGCTGAACGACAATATCAATTAAATTATTGGCCATTCTTGTGCGCCACCTCCAATTCTTTAGCTTCTAATAATACGAGTAGATCGATAAGGTGCGGTAGTGGCTCAATGCCGTAAGCCTTCGCCACTTCTAATACCGCTGGCATATCGAATCCTGCAATACCGCCTGAATGCCATCGTCGCTGCATCCGGCTAGCGTTGTATACTCGCATGGCTTGTCTCGTTCCATCTAGTTGCTGCGGGGAATTAAACTCACACTCCGAACAGTCAAAATGCTGTTTAGTCTCACGCTGCATCTTGATACAATCAGAGCAATACTTTGGCTTATCGGAGTTAAGCCAAAGTATTGCATCAATTAGTTTTTTTCGATTTCAGCCTTTTTTTCGTGAGTAAACCGCATTGTATCAAGCGCAATTTCCATAAGATCATTATCTGGTGCTGCATTGATTTCATCTTCAGTCAATCCGTAGATGTGCTGCATAATCCATTGTGCAAGCTCACGAGAACGTAATAAGCGCTCTGTGTCCGGTGCTTCTTCCGGAACTGGGGTATACAATGGGTCTAAACCGGATTTAATTAATTCGCCACGTTCAGCGAATGTTAAGCCTCTTACTGTGATATCTTCAAATGCCATGTTGGCACCTCCTAGTATTGTTCTTGATTATTAACTAATGTAATGATGGATGCAGAGCGACCGGCATCTGCACGATAGTATGCCTTGAACGGCAATTCAATATTGACGCCACGTGGCCCGTCGATACCTGGGGATTGTCGTTCGTACACAAGTTCAGGCAATTTGAATGTAAGCGACCAGTCATCTTGTTCAAGTCGCAATTCCAAGCTGGATTCCGTACCGTTAACCGCTTTGTTTAAAAGGTCCTTATTTTGGAAGAACGCTTTAATCGTCCCAGAAATTGACACAATACCTGGGTCGATGTATGTTCTAAAGCCTTTACCGCCGATAGCGTAAGAATCACCATCCAAGCCAAAATCAAAGTTGATATCGCAACTTAAAATATTGGCCACAGTAACGCCACCCTCTTTGATAGTTGCGTTAAGATTTTGGAATGGTAGGAAATTAACTGCTTTTGCTGCAGCATCAAATGTAGTGGCCGCTAATGTTTCCTTACAGCCCATTACATCCACAGATGCTGTAAGTTCGGAGTCACCGCCAAACTTAAAGCCTAATTTACTAACCCGCGCACCGGCGAATTGTTGGAATACGTTAACATCAGGATAGCCCTGTTCAATAGTTAACGACGGCATTGTGTTGCCGATTTTAAACACATGCTCTGACTTCTTATTTGGCGCTTGGCCAGTTGTATTAGAAGTCGGTTGGCCAAATGCAGCTTTTAACCAGTAGCCAATATCGATTACACCAACAGGTACGACTAAACTACCAGACGTGTCAATGTTGCCACGGAATGGCGCTGCAGGATTACGATCGCCACGGATTACGGTGGAATCGTTTAAATTTTGACTAGCTTTCACAGAGCTAGAAATGATTGGCGTGATTATACCGCCAGTAGTTGGCGTTGTACCAAAATCCGCCTCAAACGCAATCGCCACATGGGACTGAGAGCCCTGTGCACGTTTTGCTGTTGCCATATGCATTTCCTCCTTTAATATTCAATATTCCCGCCGATTACATGCGGGATTTCTATAGTAGCTGTTAATCGTCCAGTAAACACCGGACGCCAATTCATTGAATCTAATTCATAATCAACGTCGATTACTGGGAACGCCGGATTCACCTTACAAATGCATTCGATGATTAACTGCCCTAGGTTATCTGATTCTAACGTTCCATCATACCGAATAATATTCTTAATCCGAGTTGCACCTTTATGGACGATACCCCATACAATCATTAACGAGTATGTGTAGGTATCAGCAAGCCCTTCGTTCTTATTACTCGGTAGTAATATGATGCAAGGGCAATCTTCTTCAAGCGGTGCTTCGACATCGTCATAGCCGACATACAGTTGCGCCGGCTTCCCGTATTTGTCATTGCAAAATTTAGTCAACGCCTCATCGTTCGCTAAGGCCTCAGCCCATCGTTCAACGATGCGCGACAGTGGAATTGTTTGTTGCATCAAATCACCTTACCTTGTAGTTCCGTCGAGACGCAGAATGCGCACCAGTACCATTAATAGCGTAGTCACCTATCTTAGCCTCGATATAAGGTTTAAGCTTAGGCTGTAGTACAGTTTTCATAGGGCCGTACGTGTGACGTGCAGGAATTTTGAACATCGATTTACCTTTAGGTAGCGGTACACCTGCAGCAAATAACTTCTTGCGCATAGGCTCTGTAATCTGCTTGGTGTAACCTTCCTCGATGCGTTCACCTAACCGTTTAGCCGAATTAGATAACCACCCAACTCGGACGGATTGCTTGCCCTTGTCATACTGGTATCCAACTGCATTTGATAACTTACCGAGTGGACTGTAGCCAATTGTCCTGGCGCTAATACCCATATCGAGTAAGGCATTTCGCGATTTAGAGCCCCAGGCCTCTCGTTCAGCTCGTCCGCCACTTTGGTATGCTTTGCGAAGCTTAGCGCCGAATGCTGATTCAAATGCAGCACGTCGTGCGGGTGCCATAAAATTGGGATATCTACGTCCACCTGGTGCACCCGACCGAATGCCCTGCTTAATTTCCTTTTGCATCATCCAACCTGTAGACTTTAATGCCTTTCGCATCCAATCGGGTTTGGTTTCCGTGATGAAATTCAGATACGGTGTGGCTGTGTCTGTAATCGTAATCGGTTCGTTACTCATTACGGTCTCACCGCCCTCACGTTATGGACGATTTCCAAACAATACATCGTACCGTCGAAGTTGGAAATGTGATCAACGTACCATTTCTCGCCATTGATATACACTTCGTCTTTTGATCGTGGTTCAGGAACATCCTTAGCACGCACCCAAATCTGAGCTTTATCTGCTAATGCTTTATCGACAAATCCGGAACCTTTGCCATCATATTCGCCAATCTCCACGCTAGCTTTTATAGATTGGCCCTTGTAAGTAATCTTTTCGCCGAATACAGAAAGCAGCGCATTAGGCTTATACCCTAATTTCATAATGCATTACCTCCTATGGAATGGGCGGGCATATGCCCGCCTTTATATTACTTTTCCACATTTGGCACAAGTGCGACTTCTAACACTGTAGTGCCTGGGCGCTTTTCTGTGATAGCTACACCTAATACTGGGTTAGTATCTGTTTTAGATGCTCGCTTTTGTGCTTTGTCAAAATACACATTATCGCCTACTGCAAAAGAATCAGAAGCCAATGCCGCTACTTCAAAGCAGCCTGTTACCTTAACTGCACCCACGGCATTAGGTGCGATATCTGTAATTGCAACACCATGCATTTTGCCGATAGGGACAATATCCCCTACGGCAATCATATCGGATGCTGTATTTTTAAAATCAATGCGATCTAATTCTTGAATGAATTGTGCCATATCTAATTACCTCCTAAATCAATTACTAATTATTTACCAGGGTTTTTATACAAACCGCGGAAGTCGAGCGCAGTTGCGTTGCAATCCATTGCTACTTTGTACTCGATGCCGTCAACTTTAAAGCCTGTTTGCGATTCTAAACGAGGCGTTTCAACGCCATTTAAGTACGTTACTTCGATGGTTTGAACATCTGTAGGACGTGCGGCTAAATACCAAGCATGTGGATCCGTTAATGCTGCATCTACGACGATAGTGAATCGACCACTGAATGGGTTATCTGTATCATTATTACGAGCAGGGTCTGCGGTAGATTTAACCAATTGATAAGCCAATGCTTCGAGTTCTGGCGGAATAATCAAATATGTAGGTGCGATGTTCAAATTGCGATTTTCACCAATATGCTTTTGACGACGCATTGCCGCTACACCCGCAGATAAAGATGCAACACTTAATTCAGCACCAGCAGCCGCCAAGTTGCCTCTGTTAGTACCGAATAGCGCTTTACCGTCACTCAATACGGTATTACCTGTTAGCAACCCGTACACCATGCTGTTGATGGTATCCTTTGCAGAACGGCCAAATTTGGAAGCGATATCTTTGAACACACCCAAATCATCATTGATGATAGCTTGTCGTGTTAAGCTGAACGTACGACCGTATGTAAATACACGAACATCGTTACCAGCTTCTTCCAACTTAGAATCCTTGAATTGTCCGCCTTCAGGAACGAGTTTCAATTCAGCTGTTTCAGAAAGTAGAATACGTTTTGCCGGTTTGAAATCACGGTTACTACCTTTGCCGGTCCACGCATCGAATGTAGCCGGTGCGGTTTCATAACCTTGTACCAAGGATTTATTTGCTACGTTAGACAAAGCAATTGGGAATGTGGATGTGGAGTTAATCGCTTCACGTGCCAATTCCAATCGGTCAGCATAGTTAGCGGTTAAGCCTTCCCGAACCAAAGACTCACGAGCTAATTCCATCAAGGACATAGAACGAAGTTCATTTGCACCTGGTGCAGGATTTGTAACTGGGATGCCCGCAGACATCATCAAAGCGTCCTGCATAGCCATGCGGAACTTATCAGAATCTGCTTCGCCGACTTTAGTGATTACTGGCTTATTGCGTTCACGCAATACGTCCATTACTACCTCACGAACTTCGGCAACAGATTTGCCAGATTTGATGAATTCATCTACGCCATCAACTTCAAAGTCGCGGCATAAACTTGTGATTGTAGATACACGTTCACGTTCTGCCGCAATCAACTTTTTAGCATCATCTGCATTAAAACCTTTAACTCCGGACTCTGGTACTTCCGGTACTACTTGTGGCACGTTTTGCTCAGTGCCTTTTGCTTTTGCATCACCTTTCATAGGTTCCTCCTCATTATCTTCTACACTTCTGCCTACCCCTACAGTCGGATCTGCAGGGACGGACACAACACTAATCTCCAATGGTTCCCAATATGTAATTACGTATGCTGGGCCTGTAAACCGGCCATTGGAACTTTTAGAATCGGAATCGATTAATTCCTCATATCGACTTATGTCATATCCGACACTCACACCCTGTAATGTGCCTTTTAACACTTTTTGATAAATCTTTTCGGATTCATCATCTTCATCGAATCGAACAATCGCCTTGCCGCGATTATCTTCAATCCACACTTTATCGACGTGACCAACAACTGCGCTGCGGTCATGGTTGAATAGCAATGTGCCTAAACCGTTATTAAATCGGTCTAAGTTAACGCAGCCTTCGTCATGACACAATATCTCTGTTCCGAACCATCTTTCATATGGTTCTTCAGAAGAAAAGGACAATTCGACGGTACGGTCTTCGTTCGCTTCGATGTTTGTAATTTGCGCCTCTCGGGCATATTTACCTAAGAGCTGCTTTGCAGATTTCTCCACTAGCTATCATCTCCTTTCATATCAGTGGTGTTATCATCCGCTAGATTCGTTATGTCCCCATTCATATCAAGGGCAACACCCAATTCCTTAATGCGGTCTTGTTCCAGCTTCCGCTGTTCTAATACTTCTTCCCAGTCCTTACCTGATGCACTACATACATCCTCGAGCGTTGTGAGTCCTGCCTTAATCGCTTCTTTGTTAGCATTAACTTCCTTAACAGGGTCAATCCAAGACCAACCTGGAGCTAGCCATGCTACTTTCTTATAAAGTTTTGGGTTCGCTGCATAGTCATTGGCCGGGATAATTCCCTTCAGGTAGCACGCTTCAATAAAGGCGCGCCATACAGGCATACAAAAATGCTCAATTATAAAACGCTGCATCTGCTTGAATGATTGCTGATCCTCCAGCATATTCTGCCGAGCTGCGGAGAAGTTACCACTAATATCGCGCGTCACTATGTCCGCGCTTAAACCCATGCCCGACGCTATGCGTCTCGTTTGGGTCGCCGAATATTCTGATGCGGTTCCAGCATTTCGCTTAGGCTCCGCAAACGAAATAGATTCGCCTGCACGTAGATGTTGGATAATCCCTGGTGCCATTGAACGAACTTTCTTACCTTTGCCGTCCGTTTTATTAGAAATTATAGGAGCGTTTCCAGTATTACTTGTTACAAACGCACCGAAACATGCTGCTACACGAGCCGCTATGAGGTCGGCATCCATATATTCATCTACATCGTGAATGCGCTTTAATACGAGGGCTAACATGCTAACCCCGCGCAGTTCACTAGGCCTACGCGGTTTATGTAATAGGAAAGCCCTAGTACTTGGTAATCGTGCCTCGTTAAATGACCGTATCCCTAACGGATCAGTTTGGAATACGTGATATGCTATTGGTCTTCCATATTTATTAACTTCCACACCATTAACAATATTGTTGCCATTCTCGCTTACCGATACGGCTCCGATATTCTCACCTTCGATAAGCTGTAACGATAGTGGTATATCTGTACCTTCGGAGGTCATATTGACTAGGATTTCCCCGTCATAGACCATTCGACGTAGAGCCATTTCTTGCAACTCGTAGAACGTAGATATTCCTCGGATATCCGCATTCTCCTTATCCACCCAATCAGACCAAGCATCCTCAATTTTCTTGTTGAGTCTTTCATTTAGCTTTCCTGCTTTGGTCTTGATTTTGCACTGTGGCTTTATACCTGTACCTACTACATTCCGTAGTAACGCCAAAACGACACTTTCAGCAAGGTCACTATTAAGTTCTGCTGCACGTGCACGCCCTCTAATCAAATCTCGTTGACCTGATGCCACCTGTTCAGCTGTACCAAATACAGGCATCCAGTCGCCACTCAATCGGTCTGTTGCTGCCGCATCATATCCGCGTTCAAGTGAACTACGAAAATATGCTCTACGAGCAGCTCGTTCTGGATTGAAATATGCTATTACCTTATCGAGTATGTTCATCGTCGCTCCCATGACACGTAGGATGTCGTGCTATTACCTTCCTCATCATCAACGCGAGACATTAACTCACGTTCACGGGCGTATAATGTCGGCAGGTCATGCGTCTTAAATCGCTTACCACCTACAGACATCTCAGCGTATCCATTCGTCTCAATTTCCTCGATTATCGTTCGAATACGCTCCAAGTCTTCTCTTGCGCTCATGGTCTCACCTCCTTCTTAACTAAACCAACCTCGGCTATCTGCATTAAAGTCTTCATCATCCATATCTTCGTCCTCCTCATCGGTATCCAGATTATATTCGGGTAAGTATTTAACACCTACCGAGTCCGCCACCATGGCGTTGTATACACACGTATCCAACAAGTGATTTGTTGGATGACTGGTTAATGGTTTCCATTGCACTGTAACTGCTCCGGTCTTTACATTTCGGATTTCTTGCTTTTCCTCCGACCGGAGGTGCTCCGAATATTCCTCTGGGCAATCCTTAAATAAATGGATTGTGCCAGGCTCATTGGCCGGCCGTATCATGCGCGCAAATATAAAATCTTTCCAGTAATCTGTATTTACTACGTACAGCTTCATACCTCCGATAACGCCCTTTTCGATACTGCTCATCTTATACGGTGGTGCTAGAGGACTGTGCGACGAATCACCTTTAACCGGCACGCATACTTCTGGGTACTGTGCACAGTACTGGTATACTTCATCTGTTCGGTAGCCACTATCGATACCGGCCCTCACAATCTTACGGGCCTCACCATACTCTGATGGATATTCTCTATCAATGAGTATCTCGGTTAAATCTGCCCAACTACTTGCTTGACCATAATCAACTAAGTAGCTTGATACGCCGTGAGCATAGGCTCTAACCTCCCACCAGAAATGATCTTGCTGCACGTCGACGGATGCAATGAGTAATGGTGCATGCTGAGGTACAATGCCGCGAGGAACTTCTGATTGCGTAAACACGAGATTTTGTGTGCTTTTAGTTTTAGCAGATTTCCACGGCTCTGCTAGCCATGAATTGATGAAGTTCATTAACTCACTTGGCGTATCTTTTGATTTGACAAACTCATACGCTACATCCCCGAAGGTGACCCATGGAGAATATAGAGATGATAGATGATAGGCAACCGACCGGACAACTCGGACTTGTGATTCATTCACCGCACGCCATTCACCTTGCCGGAGCATATCCATCTTATGCTTATCATCAATACGGTGATTACAATGCTCGCACTCATAATATGCGGTATCACGTATCATATCCGCATTGCCATGGTGTTCTTCCGGCCATTTTATCTGTTTGAACTTGAGGGTCTGCGACACCCCGCAATGCGGACATGGCACGTAATACTGCTTACGTTCATTCGCGCCCATATAGGATTGCCAAATATTGCCACTTTCAATCGTAGGAGTTGACACCCTTACAATCTTCTTATCAACGAATGTCTTGGTACGTTCCTCAGCCAGCTTAATCGGATTCGCTTCCTTACCGGAGAAAGCTGGGTACTTATCAATCTCATCGAAGAATAAGTACTTAATTGACCGACTTGACAAGCTACTTGGTGAGTTCGCTCCTACGAGCACCATGTAATTCCCGTTAACGAAGTCTAACTCTAGTAGCTTACTGCCTTCGTCATATATATTCGCAAGCGGCTCTACGCTCCTAATCATCGGTTGCACACGTTTATCACTAGCGAATTTCGCGATAGTATCCGTCGGATAAACCATCATGACTGGTGATGCAGTTTGATGTAACGCATATCCAATCATATTGAGTTCGGCTTCCGTCTTACCTATCTGCGCCCCGAAACATAACGAGATGCTTTCAATAAGAGGGTCCGTAAATTTGTCCATAAGTTCCTTGAGATAAGGTGTCCGTGCTGTACGCCATCGTCCAGGTTCAGCAGATATATTAGTCAGTACCCTGTACTTATCTGCCCATTCTGAAACGGTGTATCTTTCAGGTGGCTTGAATGCCTCTAATTCCTCAGGGAACCAGTCAACCTTTGGACTTACCTTTTCCCGTGGCTTTGACTTTCGGCGTGTACTCGCCTTCGCGCGCGTAGCTTTCGAGGTATTCTTCGACAAGGCCATTCACCACCTTTTCTACAAGAGTACGTTCCTCAGGATCCGTGAACTCACTTCCGATACGCTTACCTAATTTTGTAAACGATGTCTTCATCTCCAATACTCGGTTAGCCCATGCCTGTGCCACATCGGCACGAGGGACATATTCGCCATTAAGCACATCTAGCATTTTCTTTTCTCTTGCAGCCTTTGCTTCTTTATAATCTGCTTCGGCTTCTAACTTACGAGTTGATGCGGATTTGCTTTTAGCGTTATCGCCTTTTGCCTGCCCTAAATATACGAGGACTTCCCGGAGATTCCACCAACCTACAGATGCTTTAGGCATCCCTGCTTTATGATGTCGAGAAATAATTTCCGGAGTGACCCGCAAGAGGTCACATAGTTGAGTGCTGGATACGAGCAGATTGCCTGCAACATCAAATTTCACTCTTGGTTTTGTGTCCGCCATAGGTGTACTCCTTTCTAAATTCGCCTTTCTACATTCAACAGGAAAATTTTTCTCACAGAGAGAGGCCCATCGCGCGGGGGCGACCAGCGGCCATTTTTCGCCCGCGGAGTACCTTTTCCAAATTTTTATTTTCTCAATTAGGTATTATCATTGATACTCAATAAGAAAAAGGGTAGACCTCAACTAAGTAAGGTCTACCCCGGGGCAGTGCAGCAGGCAGACATATTGTGCGGGCCAGACACTGCCTGCTATCTACTACATTTACATTATATTAAATTAAGAGTGTGCCATTCTATGCCATCTTTTCAAATTCAGCTATTGCTTTCTTGTGAAGTCTGTGAACTTGTCGCCACGAATACCCTAGTTCGACAGCTATCTGCTCCCATGGCAATGCATTAATGTATCTGAGATTCAGTACATCCCTGTATTGTCCGTCAGTTATTTGGTTGATGACTTGCTTGACCTTGTTTCGAGAATCAATCAATTCATCCCATTCTCTGTTCAGCTCCTCCCTACATTCTTGTAAGTGCTTACTGATTCGTGGCATAGCATCTCCCGATTCACATATCTGTATAGCTTCTGAATGTAAATCTCGGTTAATCGCACTTAGCTGAATCTCTAACGCACGCATTCGCTGCTCAGTATGGCGGACAGCTTGTAGTTCTTCTTTAGCCATCATACGCGATAATCTCCATATTTACTGATAATCATCTGTGCTCGAAGTAATCCGTCAATGTATCCGCTTTCACGAATTCTATCATCTAGCATAGGTGATCTCAGTTGTCTATTACGGGCTCGTATGATGGCAAGACTTAAATCTGACTGTATGGCACCTACAATCACATCTGACCTGCTTCTACGCTTTTGCATCCTTTACCTCCATACGTTCGACAATATCCTCGATGGCTTCTACCATATCTGCTTTGCATTGCTCAACAGCGGTAAACATCTCCTCACACATGGCGTACGCATCATCACTCAAATCATCATCTAATCTCTCGGCAACATTATCCTTGAGATTATCTACAACCTTAACTATATCCATGACAAGATGATATGTGTCATCTAGATAGTGCCCTTTGTTAATTAATAGTCGCTCGACTTTTGTCATGATCTTCCCTCTTCGCAATTTCCCGATTTAGATACCAACGGGCTTTTTTCAAATCCTTAATGGCATCGTCCTTATGACCAGCTCGGGATACATACTTCACTACATTACCCAATCGATACCCTAGTTTCTTGTCTTCGATGTAATCGATAACCTCGATATCTCCTTGTGTATAATGGCTTGGGTGGTTTATATCATCGCATTGATTAACTATGCGATTAGGAGATTTATCTGCTATAACTTTCGCTATTGTTAATCCTGATTGATTCGATACCTTCTGTAAACGTTTTAGATTTTCGTTAGTTGATAACTTAATAGGTGGCGGAGGGGGATTATTGGGTCTCTCATACAATCTACCTGGGGTCAGCCTCAATGCAGCCATGTATTTTCGATTATCAAGATATTTATCAGTGATATCTATAACTTGAATAGTCGTGTAACTCACTATTACCACGATGGCCCCGATTAATCCTGCCATTATAAATTGATCCATATTAATCATCCTTTCTGTATTTATCGATTCTTGCTTTTAGGCTTTGCAGCACATATTCCTGCGCTCGGTCTTTTTGGGCTAGCGCATCCATCATATCCTCATCACGAGTTCCCTCACATATTAGATGATGGATAATTACCTTCTCCATTTGACCTTGGCGATGTAACCGCTTATTAGCTTGTTGATATAACTCAAGACTCCAGTTTAACCCGAACCATATTACATGGTTACCGCCGTCCTGTAAGTTAAGCCCGTATGCCGTGCTAGCCGGATGTGCTAATAGAATATCAATCTCTCCAGCATTCCACGCTATCTCATCATCGGCACCCTTTAACTCACAGACTCGTAATTTAGTCTTAGCTAATGCTGCTTTTAACCGTTCACAGTCATGTTTAAAGTTGTAAAACACTAATGCAGGCTTTCCGTTTAACTGTTCTACAAGTTCCATAAAAGCCTCAATCTTACAGCCGTGTATCTCGTGAACGTTTCTGTCGCCATCATATACAGCACCGTTCGCTAACTGTTGTAGCTTTGTGGATAATGCTGCTGCACTCAAAGCTGTGATATCTTCGTCAGCTTCAATCAACTCTAATACAGATGTGCGTTCCATATCTTCATAGGCTTTTTTTGCTTTTGAATCTAACTGCACATATTTAATATCGTTGATTACTGGAGGTAATTCCAAATAGTCATCAGCTTTCATGGATATGCATAACCCAGATATTGCCGCCATGATACTGTCATTTGAATCGGATTTAGGTTTATAGGAGTACACCATTTCGCGTGACCTCTGATCCGGCTCGAAATAGTAATCCCTAAATCCTGTATACGTTTTCCCTAATGACTCACCGCGGTCTAATAAATACACTTGCGCCCATAAGTCGATTAACCCATTAGGGGCTGGCGTACCCGTTAACAACACCATGCGCTTGATGTGGTTATGCATATAGGCTAATGATTTAAAGCGCTTAGCTGTGTGATTCTTAAAAGAACTAGATTCATCCACAACTACCATGTCAAACGGCCATGCATTCTTGTAGTAATCAACTAACCACGTTACATTCTCGCGATTAATAATGTAGATGTCGGCAGGTGTGTTTAAAGCCTTAATACGCTTTTTCAGGCTGCCTAATACAGTAGATATCCTTAATATACCTACACCGTCCCATTTTCGTGCTTCTCGTTGCCATGTAGCCTCCGCTACTTTCTTAGGCGCTATGATTAGCACTTTACGGATGGCAAATCTGGAGTACTTCAATTCGTATATGGCAGATAACGTGATAATCGTTTTCCCTAAACCCATATCCAGGAATAACCCTATCTTATTTTGATTAACGGTCTTGTCGATACAATATCGCTGATACGCATGCGGAATAAACTGCATTAGGTATCACCACCTCCGTATATACTGTTAAAACACATAATGTGGCGCCCTATTTCCTCAACAACATTCACCGTAACCGCATTGCCTGCCTGTTTATACAATTGCGTATCGGAATTTACAGCCTGGGCTTTATCGAATTGCAAATCTGAAAACCCCTGAAGCCTGAAGCACTCTCGGGGCGTCAACCTGCGTATTTGTATTGGGCTGCCATACTGCAGCACTCCTGAACATTCAGCCGTTCGATTAGGTATTCCCTTTTGGTATCTTGCCAGTAACGCTCGTGCACTCTCAGTTAGTCTTGTTTCTCGATTACTTAAATCCACAAAACTGACAACAAGATCTTGTCCGCCTCGTGTCAATGTTCGTGCGATTCCTGCAGACTCAATGATATTTTCTCCTTGTCTGCCGGGGATAAAAGACTTAATAGCTGATTCGTTTTTGCGCCGCTTAGGTAATACTTCTCGTCTACCGAGTTCTCCATGATATCCGACAATGTACACCCGTTCTCGATTTTGAGGGACTCCGTAGTCTTTGGAATTATACACTTTCCACTCACAACTGTACCCTCTTTCGGCCATTTCACTGATAACATTAAGGAATCCTCTTCCGTTATCGATTGACAACAAATTCTTAACGTTTTCACACACAAGCCACTGGGGTCTATTTTCTTCACATTCATCTAGCAACCTCATAACTTCATAGAACAATCCGCTTCGCGTTCCCTTTTTTATACCCTTTTGTTTTCCTGCAACGCTTACATCTTGGCAAGGAAATCCAAATGTCCATAAATCGGCTTTCGGTAGTTCGTGGCCTTTAACTTTTTGAATATCATCACCAAACCATAAATCTGCTGTATCATACATCGCCCTATACGATGCTTGCGCAAATTTATCAAATTCACACCATCCAACACATTTCATACCTGCTTTCTCTAAGCCACTATGGAAACCTCCAATCCCGGAGAAGAAATCGATAAACTGCATTACGCTTTCACCCCGAATTCTTCCATAAATTGTTCCAAATAACCAGCCACCGCGTCTGCACCTTTTAACACAAATACTTTTTGATTTAGCTTTTGAAGTTCACGGGCTTGGACACCCTGCAATCGCGAAAGTACGCCTTTGGATGTCTTCAATTCTACGAAATGGATAACACCATTTGGCCATATGACGATTCGATCAGGCACACCGACATTACCAGGGGATACAAACTTATACGCTTTACCTCCCGAACGTTTGACGCCTGCAACTAATTTTCTCTCGATATCCTTTTCTAACATTTCTCACCTCTGAAATCTTTAAACGTTAACATGTTTACATACGCGTATATGAGGGTTCAAATTAAGGCTGTAAAGGGCGTATTTTTTCTTAAAACTCTTTGTTTTGATATTTACCAGTATATAATGTTAACATTGTTAACCAACCTATATGAATATAGATAAATACTGACTTTATGCGTTAACATAGTACGTTAACATTCTCCGAATTCGTTAACATTCTAATGTTAACAAAAATACTGAGAATGTTAACGCTTAATTGAGAATGTTAACGTTATAATTTCAGTTTTGACTCGTTGATTCTGAACCCTCTTTGATGTCCATATTCACCAAATCTCATCAACTGACTTCCCCCCATTGTGTACGGGGAGTCCGCCAGTATTTGATTAATTTCCCTGGTCTCGATCTTCTTCATGCGACTTGGGTCGTTACCAAAACATTCCCACCATACCTCTGCCGCACAAATACGGTCACGATATACTAACTCTTGACCCTCGGCAGGTTTAGCATTCATGCTAAGATACGTCCTCCTGGCGCTCCGACTCATCACATTCCAATTTAAAGGCACTTTGATTAATAAAAACTCATTAATCAGTCCTGCTTTGGTATTTGATTCCATGTGCGCCTCTCTAGCCGCATCAGCCAGTTTTAGTACGTTCGGGTCATCCTCGATAATGAGGCTTTCTCCGCTTTTATACCGATACAAGGCCTCCGCCCATAACTGGTCAACTTCTCCTGGAAGATTAACAAATATGTTCTTTCGTGGAGTCGTCATCTCAAGATCAATAGGCCAAAATCGGCGATTACCTGTAATATCTTTTAGGAATTCATATTGATTCGTACTACCAAAGAATACACACTGCCGTGGATACTCTTGTGTACGTCGGCCATAAGCTTGACGAAATACATCTACTTGACGACTTAGAAATTGCTTGGACGCATTTTCTTCAGCCCTTGAATACCCTGCCATTTCACCAGCTTCTATAATCCATTTACCTTGAATGCCTTCCGCAGCTTCTTTACCCTCAAAGGTATTTAAGCCATCAGCGTACCACTTCTTGCCCATCGTGCGGATAAGAGTACTTTTACCGATACCTTGACCGCCGATAAGAATTGGCATCGTGTCATACTTGCATCCAGGCTCAAACGCTCGCGCTACTGCCGCCGTAAATGACTTTCTAGCGGCTGCACGGGTATACACATTATCCTCAGCCCCTAAGTAGTCGATGAATATGGTATCTAATCGGGCAATGCCGTCCCAGGATAACCCGTTAAGGTAATCTAGTACTTCATTAAATCCATTTTGCTCAGCGCACATAATGAGGGCATCCATGATTTTATCTTTGCCGGTGATATCATATTTATTTTCTAGGTACCACCGTAAGCCAGCATCATCTGCGTCTGTCCATATACGAAGTCCTGGTGTTGGGTTCCAAGGTAGGGCCCCTTTTGCCACGTATCTCGAACCAAATCTATCATAGGCAAGTCTACCGACAAGCGCCGGATCATGGTGCATGATTTTAAGCATGTTATCTAGTGTGTTCTTAGGTCGACCATTCTCGTCGTACTTTAAAGTCGAACTTTTCATCCAGTCGACGTTCGTTAACGCATTAGGGTCAAGGTCGGATGTCTCAGCGTGAGCCGATACATCCGTGATAATATCAGCAAATACATTTGATGCCGATTCTCGGGCACGGGCCATGTTGAGTTCATTAATGACTACCGTATCTTGCATAGCTAGTTTAGACATAGCCATGTAAGATGGCAGCTTATGCCCAGGTGTCCCATCCTTAGCGGTCTCGTCTAAGCTGTGGAACTTATGCAACCGGATAAGGTCAAAGGCATTAACTAATTGACCGCTACACGGGTCAGTATTATGGTGACTGAACAGGAATGTATCGTCATCATAGATAACTGCCCCGGCTACCGTTGAGCCAGTAACGAACGTTAAGCGGTCCTCGCTGCCATCAACATCGACATATGCATGAGGTATGAATTTATCAATCGCCTCACGAATACCGTATATTCGACAAAAGGCACCTACGATACCTGGTTTTTCTCTCGGATCAGCTTGCTTTGCAAGTAGCTGCTTTTCATGCTGCGATGCTTCCTTACCTGGTACTTGCGGCCAAGAACGCACATCTCGCCAATCAGTATATTGGCTGAGCATACCGTCAGTAGATAAGAATGCCTTATCGCCTACATAATATACATATTGCGCATCATTCGGGCATGATGGCCAATACATAAGCCGAGAAGCTTCGAACGTAGTTCCATCCATCATACCAATGCCGATGAGCTCTGCCAGCTTACGAGCGATAGGCTCATACTCATCAGGTGTCATCGTTCTATCAGTAGGGACGATAACACGTAACCGTGGACGATGCACCGTATGAGAACGGGTTGAGTAGATGACATAAGCCATGCCTAGGCTATCAATCGTGCGGGCGATGTTCTCAGTTTCCCCAGGCGATATGGCATCCATATCAAGAGTAATCAAATCACGCCCAGACACGTTAATAGCTTTACGTTGCAAACCATTTAAAGTACCACCGACAAAGCCGCCTATGTCCTTTAGCTTGCTTTTCTCAGATTTTGGTAATCTGTGGTATTCGTCCACGGTTTCTGTTGTACGAACGGGGATTTTGAGGCGTTCACAAAACTCGGACCACAACATCTCCGTACGGGTCCATTGCTTTGATGTGCGACTCGCACCGATACTGATGGTAATCAGTTTATCGTTTTGCAAGTGTATCCCCTCCTAATCTTTCATGTAATATTCGTTAGTAAATCCTGCGGATGATAATATCAGCCCGTCTGCCCAAGGTATGGCGATTGAGAATATAGCATTAACATCATCCAATGTAGATTCTGCATTCTCCTTGTTGACTTCAAGTACAGCTTCATCGTGAATGTGCATAATAATTTGATATCCTACATCCGCCAATCGACGCAGAGTCAAAGCTAAGCAATCACGAGCGACTGCTTGTGTGATGTTTTCGACTAATTTGCCTCCATAGGTACTTTCAGTAACCCATGCAGCGTTTACCTTAGTCTTAAAATGTACAGCATCCTTACCGAATGCATTTTGCTTAATGCTTGGGCTAGGATAAAATAACTTACGTCCGCTAGGTAGTTCAATCGTCATATAACGGTAACCGTATAACGGATCAATTTCCAATCGGAACATAATGCCATGGTCAAGGCCTATAGGATTCCCGGTAGTAACGGTGTACACGGCCGCATTCTCAACGGCATACCACAAATCTCGTATTCTAGGTGACGCATTACGCCATAAATTTACGATTTCAGGTAATTCCTCCTCATGGAGTCCCATATCAAGAGCTCCCATGGCTTTTAATGCATTCACTCCGCCTTGATAGCCGAGTGCCAATTCAGCGACTTTGCCCTTTTGTCTAAGATGACCATTCTCGCCATGTTTAACAACAGGAACGCCAAACATAGATGATGCGGAAGCACAGTATATGTCTCCACCCTCAGCGAATACACGCTGCCGCCAATGTTCTCCCGATAACCATGCAATAACACGAGCCTCAATGGCCGAGAAATCGGCCACACATAATGTATTGCCTTCTTCAGCAATAATTGAGGTACGAATTAATTGAGATAACGTATCCGATACGTCACCATATAGAAGTTCTAGCCCTTGACGGTTTTTGGTTTTAACAAGATGCCGAGCCGTGTCAAGGTTCTCAATGTAATTTCTTGGTAGGTTTTGCACCTGGATAAGACGACCCGCCCAGCGTCCGGTACGGTTGGCACCATAGAATTGTAACGTTCCTCTGAGACGAAGATCTGAGCCCATGGCGCTATCAGTCATCGTATATTTAGATACGGATGACTTAGCTAGCTTTTTACGAATTGTAAGTACTTTAGATGCAACGTCATCAGCATCCAATAGAGCATCAGCCACAGTGTCCTTAGTTAACTTCTCAAGACTGACATTAGTATTATTGTTTAGCCAGTCAAGCAATTGATTCCGGCTGTTAGGGTTGCTAAGTCCTGTAATTTGATAAGCCTCATTCATCAGCATTTCGCGATTTTCTTCATCAATGTATAAAGCACCCTCAACCAATTTATGGTCGATACGCACACCCCTGCTGTTGATTTGAATATCAAGATACCAATCTTTCCATGTATCATCAGGAACAGGGAATGAGGCTAATCTGTGATAACATTCCATCTCAGTCACAACGTCCTGACGGTTGTACTCAATGAATGCATTCCACTTATCCATATCATGTCTAGGTAGATTACGGTTACGGCCCCCATTACGTTTGGTAGGCTTACATGGTGTACAAAAGTACTTGATAAGTGCTTTCCCCGATGTGTCCTTTTTCTTATCCTGAGATAACCCCAGGGCCTTGCCGAGTAAGGCTAGGCCCATAGGATATCCTAGGTAGGCACCGTGAATCATCGTGCACTGCCACTGATCAACAGATGTGAGTAACCCTGCACGATTTAGACACGTAATTTCAAATTGTGCATTGTAAGCGTGCTTGATTACATCTGGGTTTAATAAATCACGAATTACACTGTCAGGAATTACTCTTCCCTGCGCTAAATCTACAACTTCAACAGGACCAAAGTCGTAGGAATACGCAAATAGTAATATGGCGAAATCAGGCGATTCAGTATATTTGTACACTCCGAATGAGATATCAGTCGATGAATATGTTTCTATATCAATACTTAGATGCCTCATATCAGGCACCTATTAGTAAGGTTGACCAGTTACAGGGTTAATCCCTACAGGAGCCTGTTGTACAGATTGCTGAGGTGTCGTAGCATATGCCGGTTGTACATAACCTTGTTGAGGTGCTTGTTGTTGTACAGGTTGACCTGCTGCTACTGGAGCACCGGTATAAACATTAGCTGCGCTACCTTGAGGTGCACCAAATACAGAGGATGCTGCAACAGGCATGCTACCCAACGCTTCACCATCGCGTACTTTTTGAACAGGACCCAAACCACATCCGATACCAGTGGATTGATTGGAGTAGAAGAAGAATCGAACGAGTACATTGACATACATGCCGGAGTATACTTGTGTAGGATTTGTGAGAGGGTTACCTTGAAGATCTACTACTTCAACTTTATAGCTAGCATCTTGTGCTGCTGTAAATACCCAATGACCTTTACATTCAGGGCCAAATTCCTTACCAGATTGTGTGTAACCATCACCGTCATGAATTGGTACTTTTGGCTGTGCCGGAACACGTGCGCCGAATTTAGTACGAGCTGATTGGATAGCAGCTTCGATAGCATTCATGAGAGCTTGGTGTTGAGCTACATCAGTTTTAGGTAATAGAATAGTAGCTGAATATCTAGGTTTAGCACCAGGCTGTGTGGAATTAGCCCAAGGTTCTAATAGATGGCAGTAGGATACGCGAACATTTTGCAATAATACTTCAGTTGGTTGTGGAACGAATGACATAATTAATTACCTCCATTATTATCATTAGATACATTAAATATTTGCGCCGCAGTAGGTTGATTGGTAATCCGAGGGCGCTTATCGGATTCCTCAACTAGGGTAGGCTTGCCTGCTTTCTTAACTATCATGTCGCCTACCATATCATTAAATTGGGTTTTACCGATGGTCTTTTCCATCTGAGCCAATGTTAATGTCTTGCGTTCATATAGAATGCTTTCATCGATGCCAGCTTTGATTAAAGTATCTATAGCAGCATCGGTGTCTTGAAATGCCCGACTACCACGACCCTCTACGGCTTTCCAGCCAGGGACTGTCACCCCATTAAGAGATTCAGTGAGTGCGTAGTCTTTCATATCCTCGAGCCAAGCAGCGACGTCTTTACCTCGACGAAGATATTCGCCGAGTTCTGTCATCGAGATAAGGCGAGGATCATGATTAGAAACTAGCGCACTGTGCAATGAGTCGTTTGCATCATATCGGGCTTTACATTGCTGCTTAGCCCTGCAGAATCTGCACCAGTCACCGGGTTCAAATTTACCGTTACCAGACATAGCCTCATCTGCGCGAGGTTTGACGAAGGTATTACCCCAATCCAGTAGTTCTGCCGTAGGGATTTCCCATTCGCTGATATTATTAACACGGGGCTGTACGATAGTCATTTTGACCGTATTGAACATATAGAGTAATCTATATGCATCAATCGCACCGAGGGCATATAACATCATTTGCGGATTGTGTTCCGCATCAACGACTACCCCTTTTCCGTGCTTATAATCAACGATGTGCAAGGTGTCACCGGATAGAATAATACAGTCAGCCGTGCCGAATCCATCGGGCACATAGCGACTAAAATCAACGCGTTTTTCAATGGCTACTACTGGAGTTGCTGTGCAAGCTAACATAACGCCTTTGATATATTCGAGGTATGTTTCCGAGGTATCGTCCATTTCTGGTTGCCACAACTCATCCTTTTTGATTTTGTTGAACTTGCGAGTGTATGTGGATTTAGCCATGGCCGTTGTATACTTCTGTAGTTTTAACTCACACAGTTCGTGTGCCAGGGTTCCTTCCTTTGCATATACAGATGTGCTATCGGGAAAGTTCTCCTCTAGAAGAGGGGCGGCTGTACAATGCAGCCACCGGTGCGACCCCGATGCGTTTAATAATGCATGTGATCGAGGTGCCATTAGATTCTTGCCCCCAATCTTCTAATCGCATTTACTAATTCGGGGTATCTGTCCTCAGGTACTTCACCCAAGTATTGAACACCGAATTGTGCCATTAATTGTTGCAGTTCTACAGCTTTCCCTGCGTCAAGTAATGGTGCAAGCGCCGCTTGAACTTCAGGCAATGTATATTTCTTAACTTCTTGGGATACCGGAGCAGTAACAGGTGTTTGCACAGATGCGGTAACTGTTTGCACCGGGGTATCAGTTGCCACGTTGACAGTTGGTGCCGTAACAGCTACTTGAGTAGGAGTAACTTGTACAGCTGCATTAGGTGCCGTCATGGATATGGAGTTTGGTTGCACAGCTACTGTTGTAGTAGGTACACCTTGATTTGTATCTTGCGGAGCTAGATTAGATACACACACGGACGGCGCTGCTACTGTAGATACCACTGTATCCACTATGTCAGGGGCTTTATCATCCATTGCTCTATCGCTATCTACAAAACTTTTGAATTGATTTAACACAGCTTTTAGCTGATTATATACATCTAGTACATTAACTCCTTGAACTTCAACTTTAATCATTCTTTAACTCCTCCTGAATATTAATAATTGATTGGTTGTAATACGATTCTTTTAACTCAAAACCTAAAGCCCTACGGCCCATACGAAGTGCCATAACTGGGACCGTACCAATACCAGCAAATGGATCAAGTACGATATCATTTGGATTACTCCACAATTCTATGCATCGAGCCACCGTATCTAGCTGTAGCGGGCATATATGACGTTCATCCTTATTGTCACGAGCCGCTTTATAATTCAGTGTATGCGTTTGGCGGATATCGGCCCATACAGGATTAGCGTATCGTCGCCATACTTGATGGCTATACATAGGCTCCGTATTGTATTTTTGCTTTTTATCAAACAAATCTGGATTGGGTGCAGGTCTTTCAATTCCTTTGATTCCCTCAGGTTCCTCCTGCCCGAAAAACTGGGTAAACCCTTCCGGGTGTGCAATAGGCTCTGGATTGTCACCAGGTTTACGCAACGTCACGATGTAATCAGGCGCCCCCATTCTACACATGGCAGAATCTTTTACAATTTGCTTGTGCAAAAGCCCTAGCGCCTTTGTCCGAGTAGCCTCAATAAGAGGGTCTTTCCAAATCGTGACACGAGAATGCATCACGAATCCAGCATCCTGAAAGGCTCGAATAATGTCACCAGGAAAGTCTTTCATTCCGATAACACCGTCCCTGGATTTCGTGAGTGGTAAATCCATACAATGAACGGATACTAATCGCCCAGGCATTATTACACGATGTAATTCAGTAATTAAATACTTGAAGTGCTGCCAAAACTCGCTATCAGTAGATGAGTTGCCCATATCCCTATCGGAATTAGAGTAAACATACAAGCTACTAAATGGAGGGCTAAATATAGAGTAATGAACGCTATCATCAGGTAGCCCTTTCAGCACTTCTACTGAGTCGCCATTATAGATTGCAAATCGGGACTCAATTAACTGATTTAGCACGTTCACGTTGTAGGTCCTCCTTTGCTTTCTTATTTAACGCATGCAGCATTGCAAATCCAAAAAAGGCGGCTACTCCTTTATTCATGCCTGCATCAACGGCTAATCTAATTGATTTAGCTGCTTTTAATTCATTGATGTGGATGACTCTTATGTTATGATCCTTAGCATAAGCTAATTCCAAGTTGCACCCGGTTGAGTTCTCCCAGCCGTTGCACATTACGATTGCATCGCAGCCACTTAAAAGGTCAATGCACCAGTCTATGCCGGTATCATAATCGACCTTATTGTACAGATGCCCAAACATATGTATAGGTGAAAGGAATATGTTATGCGTATCACTGCCAAATGGTTCATTTATTGGAAATACACCCATATCTTCCTGCAGCCACTTTAATACAGAGTCAGCATTCTTTTTGTTTTTAGCCAATCCTCCGAATGGATGGCTAACGTAAATTTTAGTCATATAACAGCCCTCATTTCTGCCCAGTTAGGTAACACCATCGGCACACATGGATTGTATTCCGTTGATTCCCGTCTAGTTTTAGATAATTCAGTACGAACAGCGTCACGAGTAAGCGCAATCATAGCGTCCCTCATTTTTATAGCATCCGCTTCCTTACGTTCGATGTTTGCTTTAACCGCGCCCTCCTTTTCGGAGATTACGATATATGCGTTCACCTCATGCTTCTGGCCAAATCGCCAGCATCGACGAAGTGCTTGATAATACTGCTCATAACTATCAGATAGCCCAACAAATATCATATTGTGGCAGTTTTGCCAGTTCATCCCGAATCCGGCGATACTTGGTTTTGTCACCAAGCATTTTAGGAATCCAGAACCAAAACCTAACATCATGCCCTGTTTTCGAGTTGCCTTATCACTACCTTTGACATCCTCTGCGAGATCAATCATTTCTTTTAGAGTGGTCGATTCATCGTTAAGGTCGCACCACACTAGCCATTGCTCATTAGATGCATTGACTAAATCAGCCGCTGCTCTACATCTTGATTCAAGAGATGCTTTGCGAGCCCTGCGACGTTCCAGTAAGGATAAAGTAGGAACATCTTCACCAGTTTTATCAACGACGATTTCATGTACGTGTAACTCAGGCAATTCATAGCCATCATCTTCATAACCCAGAGATGCCGGATTATCTAGCACTACTGCCCATGACGCCATCCACTCCCAAAAGGTATTCTCTGCATGGCCTTTTAATCGCCATTTAGCGGTATCGCTACCATCGTGCGTGAAATACATAGATAACATCTCGTTACGACTCATGATGCCGAGGAACTCTGCGTGATTGCCAAGCTCCATATAGTCATTCGGTGCAGGCGTTGCCGTACAGGCCAACCGATATGGTGTATTACTGAATCGATTTATTAAATCCGTACGTACTTTACCAGTAAATGACTTTAGGATACTCGATTCATCAAGCACGACACCTATTAGATTGTCGGTGTTGAAGCGTCCTAGTTTCTCGTAATTTGTAATATTAACGCCTGGCACAATGTCATCATCGGATTCGCATATAGTCACGGGAATATCGAAACGTTCACCCTCGGATTGTGTTTGAGCGGCCACAGCTAGTGGTGCTAATATGAGTACTGATCCACCTGTATGTAGATAAATTTCATACGCCCAGGACAGCTGCATTAAAGTTTTACCTAATCCGCAATCTGCGAATATGGCGGCTTTACCTTTTGCCAAGGCCCATTTAACGATATCTCGTTGAAAGTCAAATAGGTGTTTGTTTAGCATACCTGTATCAATATCAAATCCGTGAGATTCCGACATTTTAGACTTGGAGTTGATGAAAGCGTTATAATTCATCGACAGACGCCTTTACAGATTCATACTCAGCAAGTAACGCTGAGAATTCCGGATTATCTTTTGCAAGTAACCGATACATGGTCAAGCGCTCAGCGTTCTTAGCCTTTTGTTCGAGTTTCTTTTCTATGTCCTCCAATTTAGCTCGATCACTTTCGCGTTTATCACATTTTGACGTATCGATAACTGCAATGACCTGTTTGACTACATTTCCTTTGAAACCTTGCATCCGAACAGTATCAAGGTCTTTTGCTTTTTTCAAAACACGAGCAACGCCTAAGCCGTTTCTTGATTTAACAACAACCCAATCGCCAACACCAATGTTATCGATTGGAACATTTGTATCAGATTCGTAATATCTAAACCAAAATTCATCTGGGTTATGCATAGGTGTGTTATTTTGCCAGTAATAATCACTGGTATCGTAAGTAACTAATAAGAATTCCATAAGATATCCTTTCTGTGATATAATCAACGTAGAATAATATTTTTCTAATTTGAGCTTGTTGATGTTGCCGCATCATCAGGCTCATTTTTCATGCCCAAATCCTCGCATTCATCAGGAATGCAATAATCTCGCTTTGGACAGGTACTACAATTTCGCAATTTAATCACCACCTTTCAAAGCGCTTAAATCAAGCACCATCTCCGGCTTCCTATTTTCCCATGTGTAATAATCTAAGCCTGCTTCTTTTAACGCATCCGCAGCAGCACGTCCTGTTTGAGCTTCATCAATAATTTTGTAAGCACCTTGTCTAGCTTTACGTACTTTTGTTAGTTGTTCCACGAACGGCTTTAAGAGCTTACAAATGGCAGCCCCTGCTTTTGGTGGTTCATGATAGAAACTTTTACCCCGACTAATCATGCGATCAATTAAAAAATCCGAAGTCGGAATATTAGCCAAAACACTACCGCCAAATCCCGCTTGCCTAATTTCCATAGCTGCTTTCCGTGCTTCGGATAGAGCATCTTCTAAACGTTTAAAGGCAACTAGTGATTTAATTTCTTTAGTTAATAGAGCTTCACATTCATTTTCAATTGCATCGGTTTTGTCACAACTGACACGAGATACGAAGTCCCTTACTTTTTGTTTACTGATATAAGGTTTTGTCATTTTCTGTCTCCTTTTAGTTGTAATATGGATTGCGGCAGTATTTGCCGCATTTCCTTACCTTAGGAATGTACACGACATCTTCCTGCTCTTCTGCGTCAACTTCTGCCATATCTTTTTTAAATCCGTATAGAGATAGAACCAGTCCGATTAACGATTGCAATATAAACTGTTCCCATCCTATTTGGTCGAGT